CGTCGACGGCGTTGAAGTCGAGGGCGCGGAAGGAGCCGGCGCAGGCCCTTGGCCCGAGCTGACTGTCGCCGTCGATTCGTCTTGGTTCGCCATCGTTTGTCGCTTCGTCGGCTTGGTTGAGCCGACGAACACGACTTATAGGGCCAGATTCGGCAAAGCCGCAAGCGGTCAGTTCATCCGGCCCTGCGAGGGCGGCCCCGGCGGAGCGGCGTTCATGGGCGTGGGCGCGCTCGACTGGGGAGACGGCGCTCCCGGAGCGTTAGACTGACCCCGGGGGCCTTGGGCGGCGGGATTCCCCGCGCCGGGGCCAAGCCCCGTAGACGCGCCGGGCTGGACGCCGTTTTGCGCGAGGACCGACGGCTGGCCGTCGGCGATAGCGCCGTCCAAGTCGATCGAATCATCCAGACGCGTGAGCGCCTGCTGCGCGAGAAACATGGGCGTGATGCCGGGAATCTGCATGAGGATGGGCGCGAGGCGCTCGAAGTTCTGGAGTTCCTGCGCCTGATTCGGGCGGCCCGACGAGCCCGCCTCGATGTCGAGGATCACGTTCTTGGCGACGTCGCCCTTGGTGAGCGTCGGCCACACCGCGCCGGGACCGACGATCTCCTTCACCGTGTCCACGGACACGTTCAAAAGAAGTATCTGCCCCGCTGCTTGCGCCATACTGGAAAGCACGTCGTCGATGTCGTCAATCTCGCTGCCGGTGCTCGTCGCGCGCGCCTGGGCGGCGATGTTCGATTCCGTCGCGGTCGCGCCGGACGTGGGGCCAAGATCGGCTTGCTGATCGCCGACGACGCGCAACAAGTCTTGAAAGACCTCGTTGGTCTCATAGAGGTTGGGGTCGATCGGCACGCCTTTGATCGCCTGAAGGACGTCGTCGATTTTCTGCCCCTGCTGAAGAGCGCTGATCGAAATCAGGGCGTTCACCGGCGGGTTCTTGAGCGCGTCGATGTCTTCATCGTCGAGCACCCCCTGGGCGTAGGCGATCTTGGGGCGATTGGCGAAGCGGTGCTCGCGCAAGCCCTGACGCGAGCGATTGAGTTCAAGCTGCATCGAGCGGATGAGCGAGACGTCGGACAAGGAAAAGACCTCGCCCTCGGTTTCGTTGAACGCGACAAGGAACCAGGGCCAGAAACGCTCGGTGTAGAACTCGGGCTCGGCCGGCTCGCGCAGAAAGTCGGGATAGCCGTCACAGATCACGTAAACGAGCCCGTCTTCCTTATTGTACATCTCCCAAACGAGGGCGCGCGACGCGTCCTCGGTCGTCGCATTGAGATTGCCCGGCGAACGCGACCAGATTTCCGCCGCGTTCGACGTGTCGGCGCCCCAATCCCTCGCAGAATCGCTAAGATTGTAAGCCGTGTACTTCTTGCCGACGTCGACCTTGTAGGTCTGCTCGATTTCGTCCTCGGTGAGGCAATATTCCTCGGCGACCCACTTGCACCCGAGAAAATCACGCAGATTGGTGCAGTTCTTGTCGACGATGATCGCCGTGGACTTGGGCCACGAGAACATGAGCCCTTCGCGCACGACAATGTCGGTCTGGGCGGCGAGAGATGCGATCGTGAGGCGCATCTGCTCGGCTTCCGGCGAATCCACGGTGATTTCGTTGTCGGCGATGTCCGCCGAGACCTGTTCGACGAGGGAAAGTTGCTGCTCGGCGTCGGCGAGGCGGGAATCGAGATCCGGCGAACGCCCCATGACGCGTTGGAAGCCCACACGTATCCACCCGACGCCAGAAGTCGCGGCGCGACGCACCGTGAGCTTCATCCGGCTCTTGAACGACTGCTGCTGCTGGGAAATCTCGTAGGCGTAGAGGATTTCCAGGGTCCGCGCGATGCGGTTGAGCTGATCGACCTGAGCCTTGACGTTTTTGGCGTCAGCGAGCACCGCCTGGGCGTTGGCGACCTCGTCGGGAGGCGGCCCCGGCGACGGCGGAAACGCAGAAGGCTGTCCCGGCTGGGGCTGGAGCATCCCTAAGAGCCCGCCAGGGCCGTTTCCCGGACTCGGCGGCCCCCCAGGACCGGGCGGCGGCGGCGGCGGCGAAGGCCCGCCCTGGGCGGCCCCTGGCGCTCCCGGGGGCAACCCAACGGGCGGGTCTTGCCACTTATATTCGGGCTGACCCGTCAGCGTTTGAAGAGGAATGCCCGACTGCGCCGCCGCGAGCCCGAGTCCGACCCCGATTCCGAGCTTGACGCGCGCGTCCTGAGCGGCCTGGGCCTGTTGAAGGGTCTGCTGCGCCTGATTGAGCGACGCCATCGTCCCGTCCCACACCGTCGAGAAGATTCTCGGGCGCGGTTTGGCCACCGCCTTGGGATTCTTGGCGTAGACAGCCGCGACCCGCTGCTTGACGTGGCGCAGGGTGATGTTGGCGACGTAGCGGTCGTCGAACGCGTCGTTGAACGCGGCGGATTTGGTCTCTTCCGGCCATTGGCGGCCGGCGCAGAACTTCTGGTCCCTGACCATGCGCTCGAACTTCGGCCTCCAGAAGGTCCGCGACTGCTTGATCTGCCTGGTGAGCTTCTCGACGAGCTGTCTGCGCTTCTCGTCGGGCTCGGGCGGGTCACGCTCGAGGACTTTGGCGTTGGGATCGCTCGAAGAGCCGCTCAGGAGGCCGCCGGCTGTGGGCGCGGACGCCGCGGCGCTCGTGTCCACGGCCGTCGGGTCGCTGACCATGTGAATCTCGGGAGGCGGCCCAGGTGAAGCCGGAGGTTCGAGCCCGTTCGCCATCACCAGCCTCCATTCAAGCTCGCCATCTGGGCGCGCTTCGACTCAGCCTTGACCCAGCCAAGCGTTCCCTGGCGCGGCGCTTCGCTCTTGCGCGTCACAAGGCGCGGCGGCGCCTGGATATAGAGCCCGAGTCCGATCCAGGCGAGGAAATCGACGAAGTCGTCGTGGACGCCGTAGGGAAACTTCAGGAGTTCGTCACGCGCCTCAGCCCACCACGGAGCGAAACTCGGAAAGAACACCATCCTCATGGCGATGCGCCCGTTGATCGCCTGGGCGCGCGTCTTCTTGTCGTGGACAGGCGTCACTTCCGCGATCCCGCAGAAGGTCGAGCGCTCCAGCATGCGTTTGCGCAGGAAAGGCCCGATCGACTTCGAGATGTGGCCGCGCTCGGCCCACCAGTGAAGCGGCTTGAACTTCGCCATGAGGTCGATCATGCGCTCGACGGCGACGTCAGTCGCGTAGCGGCCCCAAACCAGGTCAGGCATGACCCAGATGTTTTGATCCTTGTCGACGCCCACGACGCCCATGCATGTTTTGTCGCGCTCTTGGGCCGTGGACACGGCGTGATCGCTGGCCGCGTAGAAGCGAAGCGACTCTTTAGGGGGCAGCTCGTCCTTCGTGTAAGTCATCAAGCACTCGCCAGGAAAGAAGTTGCCCTTCTCAGGCGTGGGCGAGCCCTGGTAGAGCGCCTGAAACCCCCTCGGGTCGCCCTCGCGCATGTCTTCGAGGTAGTCCTTGGGAAATCGCGCAGGCCACAGGGGCTCGCCCTCCTTGCGGCCGATGGGATCGTTATCCCGGGCAAGCGCAGGAAGGTCGATGATCGACCATTTGCGCGCCTCGGTGAGAATGAAGTTCGGATTCGTCTTGTCGGTAAGCCTTCCGACGAGATCGTCCTCGTGCCAGCGCGTTTGAATGATAATGATCCAGCCTTTCGACGTCACGAGACGCGACCGGATCACCTGAACGTACCATTTCCACACTTTTTCACGCGTCGTGGGCGAATCCGCCTCGACCCGGTCCTTGATCGGGTCGTCGAGCACGAGCCCAATCGCGCCGCGACCCGTGATCGAGCCTCCCCGGCCGGTGAAGAAGACTTTCGCGCCCGTTTCAGTCTCGATCCGGTCGACGGAAGCGCTCGCGATGCGCAATTGAGGGAAAATCTGACGATAAAGCGGATCGTCGAGGATCGCCTTGACCTCGCGGCCGAAGTCCCAGGAGAATTTCTCGTTGTAACAGGCGCTGATGATCGAATCGCGGGGATGTTTTCCGACGAACCACGCCGGAAAGAGCCGCGAAGCCAACTCCGACTTGCCGTGTCTCGGGGGGCAATTGATGATGAGACGCCTAAGCTTGCCTTTTTCGACCTCTTCGAGCGCCGCCGCGATCACTTCGTGATGCTTCGCCGGCTGATAAAGGGAGAAATCCGGATCGTCGGGATGACCCGGGTCGGGCTTCATCGCCTTGGCGAAGGAAATCAGACGATTTTGCGCGACGAGCGCCGCCTTTCGCCTCTTGAGGGCGTTGAGGTAGCGGATTTCCTGCGGGATGAGCGCTTTCATGGGCTTGGCGAGCACCCCCGGAGAGTTCTCAAGGACGGTAAAGCCGGAACCCCGGCGCTCCGACGTCGACGCCGGCGAGGTTGAGCAGGACCGCGACCAGGATCAGCACGATGATCACGATCATGATCGCCCGGATCACGCGGGGGATCGGGTCGGGCAGAGGAAACACGCCCAAGAGATAGTCGACAAGCCAGAACAAGAGCCCAAGAACGATCGCGTAGACAATGAGGGTGATGAGGACGCCGATCATGACAGGGTTTTCCCTTCAAGTGACCGCGACCGTATTCGAAAGCGCGGTCGCGGCTCCCTCGTTGTTGGCCGCCGTGACGGCGCAGCTCACGGTCTTGGCGCTGTCGGCCGCGACGAGAAGGTAGGTCGAGCCGGTCGCGCCCAAAATGTCGGCCCCCGAGCGCCGCCACTGGTACGTGTAAGCGAAGGGCTTCGTGGACGGTGTCCACGTTCCCGTGGAGCACGAGAGCGTCTGGCCCACGGTTCCCGTCCCAGTCGCAGCAGGCGAGACGGTGGACACGGGCTTGGCGCTCGCGACCCATTTCATGAACCTGGGCCTCAAGACGTGAATCACCGAACGCTCGCGCTTGGCGATGAATGTCATTTCACCGGCTTTGGGGGTCGTCGCCATGGCCCTTAGTCCTTTCAATTACGGCGTCACAAGGATTCGTGACGTTGACGAACTTGCCGTCGCTCATCTCGACCAGGCACTCGACGCCGGGGCCGAAGTGAACGCCGCGCCCGCCACGAGGGCCTCGAACGCTCACCACTTGTTCAGGATTGACCCAAATGATTTGACCGTCGGGTCCGTTGAGCGGAACGAGGACAAGGAGGGCGAGAGACGCGCTCATGGGCGCACTTCCCGAATGATGTCGATACAGGGAGCCTGAACGAGGCCGCGAAAAAAGCGAGCGCGAACGAAGCACCTGGGCTCGTCGGCGACAGCGGCTTGCGACGGTTCTCCGGCGCCGGGAATGACGAACTCGCCGCGACACGCCGCGAGCAGGAAAGCAAGCGTGATCGTCAGACCTTTCACCGCGTCGCCCCCCTTGAGCCCGGGGCCAGCGCCTCCAGGGCCTCGACGCGCGCGGCGAGGGTCTTCACCGCCTCGATGAGCAGGGCGGTGAGTTTCGGATAGTCGAGCGCGAGCATGGGCTCGGTCTGTTGAGGCGCGGCCTCCGGGTCGCCGACGGCAGCGTTGTAGATCTGGACAATCTCCGGCACGATCGGCTGGACATCCTGGGCGATCAGCCCAATCTCCGGCATGTTGGGCGTGGTGATTAGGTTGTAGGAGACGCCTTGCAGCGCAAGCACCTTGTGGAGCGAACCTTCGAGCGGCGCGATGTTCTCCTTCAGGCGCCGGTCGGAAGGGCCGTTGACGATGGCGACCGCGAAATTGGCGACGCCGGTTGAACGGGAGATCCACAACGGCTTCGGCACGGTCGCCCCCGCGCCCGCGTCGTTAAAGGCGTTGACGGTAAAGTCCGATCCGGCATTCGAGCTTTCCGCCGCGTTGTCACCGAGCGAAACCTGCCAGCGCACAACGCCATTGGTCATTCCCTGAACGATGCTCGAATAGCCCGAGCCGCCTTTATTAAGGCGGATCGCAGCGCTTTGACTGGCTGCGCCCGACGCCCCCGACAGGGTTGCGCCGTTCCCGTTGACCGCGACGTAGCCC